GTGTTATTGTGAGTTGGGATTTTTCTCATGGGAAAGACGCTGGCGTTCTGATTGTTGGAAGGCAGCAAAAAGGAAGGGTAGAAATTATCAACGCCTATCAGGGAGAAGAGGCCAAAGAAATTTATCAAAAGCTGGTATTCCCCAAATCAAAGAAAACCAGTTTTAGCAAGGAGAAAACCACATGAAGCAGCCGAAAAAATTAACCAGAGAGCAAAAAGAATGCTTATCTGCTCATTATTTAAACTGTAAAGATTGGATGTTGGTTGAGGAGACGGAATTCTATTACCGCATTATCAACAAGAATACAGGGACGATAAAGAGCGTGGATAAATTCAGAAGAGTAAAAAGGAGAAAAAATCATGAAAACAATTAAAAACAACTGGAAAGTAGCTTTAATTGTAGCAGTTGGTATTATTACTATTATTTTGTTAGGTGTGTTTTGTATACAGAGTTCCCAGAACAGAGCATTTACCTTGGAAGAGCAAGTTAATACTGCTGATTCTGACATTAAAGTTCAGGAAAAACGACGTGTAGATTTGGTTTACAACCTTGCTAATTGTGTTAAGCAGTACGATAAGCATGAAGCGGAAACATTGACGGCGATTGTTGAAAATAGAGGATCTACCGGTGATATCGAAAACGTTACTACAGCTATCACGGCGGTGTCAGAAGCGTATCCAGAATTAAAATCTAATGAAAATTATAAAGAGTTAATGAATGAACTTTCAATTACAGAAAATTTAATTGCAGAATATCGGAGTAACTACAATAAGCAGGTAAAAGAATACAACCGATATATACGCAAATTCCCGACAAGATTTTTTCTCAATATTCTCGGATATGAGGTTCGGAAATATACCTATCTTGATTATAGTGCTCCTGCCGATGCTCCGCAGAATCTGTTTGGAGAGTAAAAGCTATGAGAGGACGCAAGCGTAGAAGTTTTGACTTCGGAAATTTCGAGATTACGAAACGGGAAATACTGGTAAGTGTATCGATTGTCGCTATTATGCTTCTGATTGGAGTCCTTAACGCTGGAAAAATTTCGGATTATCAATTGGATAAAAATGAAAAATACAACAAGGCAATAAAAATAGAATCGCAGGAACTGTTTGAGTATGGAATGAGGACGAATGCCGGGAACGCTTTTGTATATGGCGATTTGAAAGCAGTCGATACAGTTACATATCCTGAAATTGGTGGAGAATACATTTATATTGAAAAAGTGAAAGAACGATATACAATGCATACTCGCCAGGTTGCACATACAACAATTATGAATGGAAAAACCCATACTTACTATACAACGGAAACCTATTGGACATGGGATTATGCTGGTAGTGAGGAACGGATATGTGATGAAATATCATTTTTAAATCACGTTTTTTTAGTTAGTAAAATCGACCTGCCGGGAAAGGAATATATAGACACTGTTAAAGAATCCGGGCACATTCGTTATAAGTATTATGGAGTTGGTTTAAACTTTACCGGAACCATATTTACAGAACTGGCTGATAAAACAATAGCCGATAACTCACCATTTTATGAAAATATGAAGATTGATGAAACCGTAGAATACTTAGAAACCGATTTTGCAATGTGGATATTCTGGATTATTTGGATGGTCTTAATTGGAGTCTGTGTTTACAGTTTCTATTATATCGACAACAAATGGCTTGAGTAATTGGAGAATTTGGGAGAGGGTCGAGCAATAATGAGGGCGACCACAAGGCGGATATAGTAGTTGCATAAGGGATGAGTCCGCTATAAGAAAGGAGAAAAAACGTATGAATCTTAAATCAGTGAAAATTATTGCAGTAGATTTCGATGGAACTTTATGTGAGAACAACTGGCCAGGGATCGGAGCGCCGAACGAAGAACTGATAGAGTATCTTCGTAATCGGAAAAAGGATGGAGATAAGTTGATTCTGTGGACCTGTCGCGTGGAAGACATGCTTCAAAAAGCTGTTGAGTGGTGTAAGGAGAGAAATCTGGTGTTTGATGCGGTCAATGAGAATCTTCCGGAAATCATTGAGAACTTTGGTTCTGATACCAGAAAGATTTTTGCAAATGAGTATATAGATGACCGGAAGATTCCCTTGTCATCCTGCCGGGAAAAATCCAATATGCAGACATGGGCTGAAAAAGAGGTAGAGATTGCTTGTGAGAACGAAAAGACGATTGAGCGTTTATTAAAAGAACTGGGAGAACGCCATTTTGAAATTCTTTGGAGATATGAAGTCTTAACAAATTCTATCGTTATCCAGATGGATAAAAGATACTGCCATCAATGGTATAGGTTAGCCCGTAAAGTTACATTAGATGATTTTCATCATTTTATAACCAATCAGTTTGAAGATACTATGGTTCGATTTTTAAAGGAAATGGCTCAAGAACTGGAGTATCAAATTAAAGTTGCAGCGGAACCCATGAAAGGAGAAGACAATGATCAAAATTGAAAACATAGAAGTTATGGGATGGGAACACGCTATCCGCGGAATGCGGAATCCGATGAACAGTTGGGAGAAATCGGATAGTGGAATCTGCAAAGGTGGGGATGATGGTATCGGATGCAAGAATTGTGCTAATTACGATTCCTGCGAGCATACATATGATCATTCCTGGCAGCTCGGTAAAGCAGACCACGATTTGATGATGCGGCTTGCAGCGAGCGGGCCGACTCATGCGAAGTATCAGCGAATGATTACTGTCTATGTAGACATTACGGCCCCGCTTTACTGGTGGGAAGAGTTCGATACCTACGAGGTTGGAACTGTTGCGAACTCTTGTAGCGCGATGCATAAGATTACTACGAAGGAATTTGAGTGGTCAGATTTTAGCACAGAACATCTTTTGAATTTTGGAATGTGGGGTGAACAGTTTACTGATGCTGACGCAATATATGCTCCGGCTAAAACAATGGGATGTGTAATTTCTGCTCTCAATGGAGCTAGGGATAGATATCTTGATTTTAAATCAAGAGGTTCCGAATGGACAGAGCTTGCGAAACAGGCATGGTGGCAGATGATTCAGCTTCTTCCCTCTTCTTATAACCAAAAATGGACAGTCATACTGAATTACGAAGTGCTGGCCGGTATTTATCCCATGCTAAGAAATCATGAGCTGGATGAGTGGGTAAAATTCTGCAAGTGGATTGAGGCGCTTCCATATTCAG